CAATGGCTGCTGGAGCCCCAGCAGAGAAAGTTAAACAGACTTTAATGGCTAATACGACGCCTCAAGCAGTACGACGGCTTGTTGGGATGCTAACGGCTTATGACTGGGCGTTTGTTGAGCAGGCGCGACAGATGCGGGGATATGCGGTTGCAAAAATACTGGAAGATACAGAGCACCCCGATCCCAGATACCGATTAAAAGCGTTGGAGATGCTAGGCAAGGTTACTGAAGTAGCGCTATTCACGGAACGCGTGGAGGTTAAGAAGGCAGAGCTGACGGATGAAGAGATTGAAGCCAAGATTAAGGCTAAGCTTGGTAAATATATGGGCGCTATTGAAGTGACTGCGACGGAGAAAAATAGTGAATCTGAGTGATTATGAGGTTGAAGCGCTAAGAAAAGCACTCCCTTTAATGCCCTCAGAAGAAAAACTGGAAGTTTTAGCTTTATTAGATGAGCACGAGCGTAGAAAATCACTTAAACAATCTAAAACTTCTTTGCTTGCGTTTGCACATCACGTGTATCCGGGGTTTAAAGAAGGCGCACACCATAGAAAACTGGCAAAAATATTTGAAGACGTGGTAGCAGGCCATAAGAAACGAGTGATTATTAATATCGCCCCACGTATGGGTAAGTCTGAGTTTAGTTCTTACTTGTTTCCGGCTTGGTTTTTAGGGCAGTTCCCTGATAAAAAGATTATTATGGGAACGCATACCGCGTCTTTGTCAGAAGATTTTGGACGACGGGTTAAAAACTTGGTGGACGCTGATGAATATCAGGAGATTTTTCCAAAAACAGCCCTCGCAGAAGACCAAAAAGCTGCCGGAAAATGGTCTACCGGAGCTGGAGGTCAATATTATGCTGTTGGCGTTGGCGGCGCTCTGGCTGGCCGTGGTGCTGATTTGTTTGTTATTGACGACCCTCATTCTGAGCAGGACATAAAAGCTAATTCACGCCTGACATTTGATCAGGCATGGTCGTGGTTTCAGACAGGCCCACTACAACGCTTGATGCCGGGGGGCGCTATTATCGTTATTATGACTCGATGGAGTCTTGTTGATTTAACAGGGCGCTTAATTGATTATCAGATTAAGAATCCAGAGTCAGATCCGTGGGAAATTGTGGAATTGCCCGCGATATTGAATGAAAGTGAAGATAATGAGAAGAGTTTATGGCCTGAGCAGTGGCCGTTAGACCAGTTAAAAGCAAAACGTGCGGGTATGGACCCACGTTATTGGCAGGCGCAGTATATGCAGCAGCCCACAAGCGATGCTGCGGCTGTTATACAGCGTAATATGTGGAAAGTATGGGAGAAAGATGAACCTCCACGCTGTGAATTTATTATTCAGTCGTGGGATACGGCGCATGAAACTAAAAACTCTTCGGATTATACGGCGTGTACAACATGGGGTGTCTGGTATAACGATGAAGATGGTAGTACGCCCAATATTATTTTAATTGACGCATTTAAAGCGCGACTTAACTTCCCTGATTTAAAGAAACGCGCAATAGAAATGTATAAAGAATATGAGCCTGATATTGTGCTCATTGAAAAGAAAGCCGCAGGCGCACCATTAATACAAGAGTTGTTTCGTATGAGTGTGCCCATACAAGAATTCAGTCCATCACGCGGTAATGATAAGCATGTGCGTGTAAATGCTGTATCCGATATGTTTGCAAGTGGTAAAGTCTGGGCTCCTGATACGCGATGGGCCAGAGAGGTCATTGAGGAAGTTGCAGCTTTCCCGGTTGGAGAGCATGATGACTACGTGGATACGATGACACAGGCGCTGCTGCGGTTTAGACAGGGTGGGTTCATACCGCTACCGAATGATGAACAGGACGATGTTCGCTATTTCCGTGGCTTTCGTGGACAGAAACGCGGCTACTACTTAGGTTAGGACAGATCATGGCTATTGATAAAGCATTGTATGGGATGCCCGAGGGGGTTGAAGCACTTGCGCTTGAAGAAGCGCCCATTGAGATTGAAATTGAAAATCCTGAAGATGTCACGATTGGTATAGGTGGGGTTGAGATTGACCTGATGCCTGAAGATGAGAACGAAGAAGAGGCGTTTGACTCTAACCTTGCCGAGTACATGACTGAAGCCGAACTGCAAAAGATTGCAGGCGATGTGATGGAGTTGATTGAGGCTGATATTAATGGCCGCAAGGATTGGGCTGATACCTACGTTAAGGGCTTGGACGTGCTGGGGCTACGTTATGACGAGGTAACAGAGCCTTGGGATGGTGCCTGTGGTGTGTTCTCTACGCTTCTTACGGAAGCTGCGATTCGCTTCCAAAGCGAGTCCATCATGGAGACATTCCCCGCTGCTGGCCCTGTAAAGACACAGATTATTGGTCAGTTTACGCCTGAGATTGAAGAAGCGGGCAAGCGCGTGAAAGCTGATATGAACTATCAGTTAACAGATAAGATGCCTGAGTATCGCTCAGAGCATGAACGTGCATTATGGGGCGTTGCATTAGCGGGTTCGTCATTTAAGAAGGTGTACTACGATCCGTCGTTGGAACGCCAAGTTTCATTTTATGTACCTGCCGAGGATGTCATCCTCCCCTACGGTGTAACAAACATCAGACGTACAGACCGCCTTACGCATGTGATGCGTAAGACTAAAAATGACGTAAAGCGGTTGCAGGTTAGTGGGTTCTACCGTGATGTTGATCTTGGTGAGCCTTACGCCACACAGACAGATATTGAGAAAGCCAAGGCTCAGAAAGAAGGTGTTGAGCAGACTAAAGATGAGCGGTATCAAATATGTGAAGTACATATTGAATATGACTTGCCGGGGTATGAGGAAGAACTGCCACTGCCCTACGTCATAACCATCGACAAAAACACCAGTAGAGTCTTAGCTATAAGACGTAATTACAGAGAAGACGATCCCCAGAAACGCGCACGGCAGCACTTTGTACACTATATGTACATCCCCGGCTTCGGAGCTTATGGCTTTGGGTTGATCCATATCATCGGTGGTTACGCCACAGCAGGCACCATGCTGATTCGTCAGCTTATCGATGCAGGCTCACTATCGAATCTTCCCGGTGGGTTGAAAGCTCGTGGACTGCGGATCAAAGGCGATGACACCCCGATTGCTCCGGGTGAATGGCGAGATGTGGATGTACCGGGGGGAGCGATCAGAGACAACATACTGCCGCTGCCTTATAAAGAACCCAGTGCTACTTTATTAGCACTATTAAACCAAGTTACCGAAGAAGCGCGACGGCTCAGTGGTATGGCTGATATGAAGATCAGCGATATGTCGAGTCAGGCTCCGGTGGGCACGACGCTGGCACTGCTTGAGCGGCAGCTAAAAACAATGGGTGCAGTGCAGGCTCGCATCCATGCAGCGATGAAAGAAGAGTTCAAGCTGCTCAAAGAGATCATCAGGGAATACACCTCACCCGACTATAGCTACGTGCCGCAAGATGGTACACCCCAAGTTAAGGCTGAAGACTATGACATCGTGGAAGTTATTCCGGTGTCTGACCCCAACGCCTCGACGATGGCGCAGCGGGTGGTGCAGTATCAAGCTGCGTTGCAGCTAGCCCAAGGAGCGCCGCAGTTATATGACATGCCCCGCCTTCACAGGCAGATGTTGGACGTTTTAGGTATCCCCAACGCCGACAAGCTTGTGCCTCTGCCGGATGATCAGAAACCCAAAGATCCCATAACCGAGAACATGAATGTGCTCAAAGGTATGCCGGTCAAAGCGTTTATTTATCAGGATCATCAGGCGCACATCACAGCACACATGACCTTCTTGCAAGATCCAAGCATCATGCAGACCATAGGACAAAACCCGATGGCGCAGACCATGCAGGCTGCAATGATGGCGCACGTTGCTGAGCACTTAGGCTACAGGTACAGACAAGAGATTGAACAGCGTGTGGGCGCACCGCTGCCCGGACCTGAGCAGGAGATCTCTGAGGCCGAAGAGCTGGCGATGGCTAAATACGTCGCAGAGGCTGCACAGCAAGTCTTACAGATCCATCAATCCCAAGCAGCCCAAGCTCAAGCGCAACAGATGGCACAAGATCCGCTGGTTCAGATGCAGCAACAGGAGTTGCAGATCAAGGGTATGGAGCAGCAGCGCAAGGCTCAGAAAGACGCTATTGATGCGCAGATTGCAGAGAAACGCCTCAACGTGGAGCAGCAACGTATTGCTGTCGATGCACAAAAAGAAGGTATCAGGTTACAGAATCAAAACCAACAAAACCAATTAAAGATACAAGCTGATTTAGCTAAATCACGTGCGAAAGGCGGGTATTAATGGCCCATGAAAGACAAATGCTGGATCACTTATTTAATAAGCTCAGAGAGCGTGAGCGGGAAACAAGTGAGTCTATGGCTGAAGGAAACTGTAAAGACTTTGCTGAATATCGGCATTTGTGCGGCGTAATCCAAGGTCTACGCCGTGCAAGGATGGAAGTACAAGACCTTGTGCAACGATATGAGGAATTTGAAAATGACTGAAGTAGCAGATGCAGTAATTGAAGATATTCAGGAAAAAGCAAAACAGTTACCGATTGTTAAGGGTTACAAGATCCTTTGCACTCTGCCTAACATCGAGAATAAATTTGATAGTGGGATTATTAAGGCAGACACCACCGTCAAGTACGAGGAGCTGCTTAGTAATGTTTTGTTTGTCGTAGCACTAGGTGATATGGCTTACAACGATCCGAACCGTTTTCCCACAGGTCCGTGGTGCAAACCGGGGGATTTCATTATTACCCGCGCCAACACCGGCACTCGCATCAAGATTCACGACCGTGAGTTTCGGATTATTAACGATGATTCCGTCGAAGCTGTGGTGGAAGACCCCCGTGGCATTCAACGTGCGTGAGGTGATATATGGATAAAGTTGAATTCAAATTTCCTGACGAAAAAGAACCTGAGAAAAACGCGGGTGCCGACGATAACGAAATTCAAATTGAAGTTGTTGATGACACGCCTGATACTGATAAAGGACGCAAGCCACTTGATGAGCCTGTCAATGAAGTAACTGATGACGAGCTTTCCAAATATGACGAAAGTGTCCAGAAGCGTATTAAGAAGTTGTCGCACGGATACCACGACGAGCGTCGGGCCAAAGAAGCAGCTTTGCGTGAACGTGAAGAAGCTTTAAGATTTGCTCACCAGATTGTTGAAGAGAATAAAAAACTCCAAAAAAATCTGGGCGATCACACGACACTTCTTGTTGGTACGGCAAAGCACAACGCTGAAATGGCGTTAGAGCAAGCGCGTAAAAAATACAAAGAAGCGTATGAATCTTTCGACCCCGATCAGATTGTTGCGGCACAGGAAGAATTAACGCAAGCTAAGTTAAGACTTGATAAAGTTCTTAACTTCACACCAGCACCTTTACAGGAACGAGAAATTCCTGTAAATATGCAGCCACAATCCGCTCCAGATAATGAGCCGGACTCCAGAGCACTTGCATGGCGAAAGCACAATCAGTGGTTTGGACCCAACCGGCCCATGACTGCCTTCACTCTGGGGCTGCATGAACAGTTAGTCGAAGAAGGCTTTGATCCAACTTCAGATGAGTATTATGAAAGGATCGACTCGACATTACGTAGTAAGTTTCCAGAAAGCTTTTCTGGGGAACAGGGGAAGGTTAAACGGACGAGCAGTAATGTTGTAGCCCCGGCGAGCAGAAATGTTGCCCCGAAGAAAATCACATTGACGCAAACGCAGGTTGCACTAGCTAAGAAGTTAAAGATACCTCTTGAACTGTATGCCCGAAAAGTGGCGGAAGGAATGACACAAAATGGCTGAAGCAAAAACAACTGAAAGCCGCGCAAGCCGCGAAGCAGAAACCCGTGCTAAAGATGAGCGTCCTCGTAGCTGGGCACCGCCCACGTTACTGCCTGACCCTGCTCCTGAGCCCGGATATAAGTATCGTTGGGTGCGTGTTAGTACGATGGGTCAAGCTGATCCACGTAATGTGTCATCGAAACTCCGCGAAGGTTGGGAACCTGTTAGATCAGCAGATCACCCTGAAATTTCAATGTATTTAGATAACGACATCGAGCGTTATAAAGACAACATTGTGGTTGGTGGGTTAATGCTGTGCAAAACGCCAACAGAATTGGTTGAGCAACGTAACGACTTTTATCAAAAGCAAGCCGAAGCTCAAATGCGTTCTGTTGACAACAACTTCATGCGCGATAATGATCCTCGTATGCCTCTGTTTGCAGAGCGTAAAACTACGGTTTCATTTGGGCGCGGTAATCAACAATCATAGGAGTAATTCCAAATGGCTTACCCGACTGTAGACAAGCCTTATGGCTTGAAGCCGATCAATTTGATCGGTGGTCAGGTCTTTGCCGGAGCAACTCGTCAGCGTCGTATCGCATCCGGTGCTTCTAGCATTGGTTTCGGTGACCCCGTCATTTTTGTTAACGACGGCACCGTTGCGGTTTCGACTTCAACGACAACTGCCCCTGCAACAGGCTTTGCTGGCGTCTTTCTAGGATGTCAGTTTGTTTCTTCGATTACTGGTCAACCAACCTTCTCGCAAGCATGGATCAGCGGTACTTCGGTAAAGGCTAACACCTTTATCACCGCCTTTGTTTGTGAAGATCCTGATCAGTTGTTCCAAGTTGCTGTAGTTACTGGCACGACGGTTGTTTCGACAACTTCTGGCCTGACCTACACCAATATCAACAACAACGCAGCATTGGTAGCCAATACGCTTAATACCGTTAGCTACGATTCCCAGCAAGGCATCTTGTTGAGTTCCGCTGCGGTAACCGATACGTTACCAATTCGTATCGTTGATTTGGTGCCGGATACGGCGTTTACCTATAGTGGCACTGTCTACTACCCTGAAGCTATCGTTAAGTTCAATATGCCGAACATTAGCGGTTCTACCTTCTTGGGTGGTCATGCCTACTACAACCCAACCGGACTGTAATAGGGGAATATAAATGGCTATTTCACGCGCACAACTATTGAAAGAGCTTCTCCCCGGCTTGAACGCATTGTTCGGTCTGGAGTACGCTCGGTATGGGCAGGAACACAAAGAGATTTATGAAACTGAATCTTCTGAGCGTTCCTTTGAAGAGGAAACCAAGCTGTCAGGCTTTAGTGCTGCCCCGGTTAAAAACGAAGGTAGCGCAATCGCTTATGACAACGCGCAGGAAGCTTGGACGGCTCGCTATACGCACGAGACTATTGCACTTGGATTTTCGATCACTGAAGAAGCGATTGAAGATAACCTGTACGACAGCTTGTCTGCTCGTTACACCAAGTCACTTGCTCGTGCGATGGCTTACACCAAAGAAGTTAAAGCTGCTGCGATCCTGAATAACGGATTTAGCTCGGCAGTTACTTATGGTGACGGTCAGCCTCTGTTTTCTACAGCGCATCCGCTAGTTTCTGGTGGTACTAACAGCAACACGACCTCTACGGGCGTGGATCTCAACGAAACTTCGTTGGAAAATGCAGTGATTCAGATTGCCGCATGGACTGATGAACGTAGTTTGTTGATTGCTGCTAAACCCCGCAAGCTGGTCATCCCTCCTGCTTTGATGTTCGTTGCAACTCGTTTGCTGGAAACCGAACTTCGTGTTGCTACAAACAACAACGACATCAACGCTATTAAGAACAACGGCTCAATCCCCGAGGGTTACACGGTCAACCATTTCTTGACCGACACTAACGCTTGGTTCCTGACGACCGATGTTCCTAACGGCCTGAAGCATTTTGTACGGACACCGTTACAAAATTCAATGGATGGTGATTTCGACACCGGAAACGTTCGCTACAAGGCTCGTGAGCGTTATTCATTCGGGGTCTCGGATCCGCTAGGTATCTATGGTAGCTCAGGAGCTTAATACCAATAAAATCAAGCACTTAGCTTGATTTGGAAGCCACCTTCGGGTGGCTTTTTCTTTGTTTGTTGGGGTTATTGGTCCCTTCCGGTACATTACGAAGTGGCTTTATAACGTTATCTGTATCTAAGTCTTTCGAAACTTGTATTGACGCCCCCTCAACAACCTGATATAAACATGCTATCTGGGAAACCAGCTTGCTAAACTGTCCCAGCAGACGATGCACCGATTAGCAAGCGACTTGTGCATAAGGAATTATCATGGGAATTAGTACCTTTGACGGTCCAGTAAGGTCGCTGGGCGGTATTTATCAGCAAGGCCCGTCTACCATCGTAGAAATCACTTCTAGCACCACACTTAACCCCGTATCGCACGGCGGCAGAATTATCTCTGTTGGTGGAACGCTAGCTGCTGATTTAACCCTCACACTTGCCACTATCAACACTTCGGCTAATGCTGCATCTGCTGGCCCCGGCAACGACCCAAATACCTCCAATAACGAGGGTGTGGTTTACACCATTTGGGTGCCAACAACAATTGCAACTTCGTCGCTTAAGATTGGTACGGACGGCACTGATAAGTTTGTTGGGTCAATCCTGTCTGTCGATACCGATTCTTCGGGTGCAATGGCTGGCTTTACAGCGGGTGCAAGTGACGACTTTATCAACCTCAACGGTAGTACGACCGGCGGTGTAGCTGGTTCGTGGATTCAGATCGTTGCAGTTGCGGCACTGAAGTACATGGTGACCGGCGTTATTAATTGCACAAGCTCCCCCGCAACTCCGTTCGCAACGTCCTAATAGGAGTGCATCATGGGGATGCAAACCGATGTAAAGCAGGCCCATCTAAACGGTAGCGGTTTTTTTGTTGTAGGCCGCAACCGTGTAAAAGGCATTTCTATGGTTGGGAATGGGTCTGCTGATGGCTTATTAGTCTTATTTGACGCTGCCGCTGCACCTGTCACTGCAAGTGTTACTTATGGCCGGTCAGGTACAACCGTGACAGTGGCTAAGACATCACACGGTCTTGTAAGCGGTGATGTCATAGGTATCCACTTTGCAGCTGGAACAGGTGGAACTGCGACCGACGGAACGTATACCGTAACGCGGATTGATGCTGATAGTTTTTCTATCACAGACATCAATAGTGGGACCATTACGGGAACTCCTGCTGCGGTCTATGCAGTTGGCCGATGGTTGTTGACATACGAGGTTGATGCAACCGACGTGTTCCAAAATGCTCCATTCATCCCCGGTGAAGGCGTTTTAGCTGCCACAGCGGTTTATGGATACATGAGCAACATCCAAGCGGCGCAGATCTACTATGGCTAAGTCACCTGCATGGCAGCGCAAAGAGGGCAAGTCTGAAAAAGGCGGGCTCAACGCCAAAGGAAGGGCTTCTTACAATGCGGCGAATCCGGGGAAACCCGGACTCAAACCCCCACAACCGGAAGGTGGTTCTCGTAGAGATTCTTTTTGTGCCCGAATGAAAGGCATGAAGAAGAAGTTAACGAGCTCCAAAACAGCCAGTGATCCTAATAGCCGCATAAATAAAAGTTTGCGGGCATGGAAGTGCTAAATGGACCCGATTATTCTCTGGAATCTAATTACGTCTATTTTAGTAGGGCTTGTGATGTTTATGCTTAAGAACTCGCATGAGGAACAGCAGCGCATCCAGATCCTGCTGAATCGAACACGAGAGGAGATTGCTCGTGATCACATTACTCGTGCAGAAGTTAGGCAAGACCTTGAAAAGATCATGGAACGCTTTGATTCAGGCTTTGAACGGCTTGAAGCAAAGATTGATCAGCTTGCTAAAAAGGCGTAAAGATGCCAGCAGTCAGCGAGAAGCAGAGAAGGTTCATGCAGGCAGTAGCGAACAATCCGAAGTTCGCAAAGAAAGTTGATGTCCCTCAATCCGTTGGAAAGGAATTTACGATGAAAAAGATGCAATCAGGTGGTATGGCCGCAAGCAAGATGGGCGCAGTTAAGACCGCAGCTCCTAGCCGTGATGGTGTTGCTACCAAGGGTAAAACCAAAGGTACGCAGATCAAAATGGCCGGTAACAAGATGGCGCATGGTGGCAAAGTTAAAAAAATGAACTACGGCGGCAAGGCTTGCTGACATGATGGCGTCTCGCGGTATGGGGTGCATTGCACCCTCCAAAATGCCTACTGCCAAGCGCAAAGCGAGGCGGGATGATACTGACTTTGATCAGTATGCCGAAGGTGGCAAGGTGAATGAGGCAGGTAATTACACCAAACCGGGGTTACGCAAAAAAATCGTAGCTCAGGTTAAAGCCGCAGCCACTCATGGCACAGGCGCAGGGCAGTGGTCCGCGAGAAAAGCACAGCTTGTAGCTAAGAAGTACAAAGCCGCTGGTGGAGGCTACCGAGATTGAAAGCGCCGCAGCAGAGTTTGAAGGCTTGGGGCGACCAGAAGTGGCGGACAAAAAGTGGTAAACCGTCTAGCAAAACTGGCGAACGATACCTCCCGGAGGCGGCAATTAAGTCTCTTACACCTTCAGAATACGCTGCAACGACAAAGGCAAAACGAGCTGGAAAAAGCGCAGGAAAACAGTTTGTTAAGCAACCGGCAAAAATTGCCGCTAAGACTGCGAGATTTAGATGACAACGAGCGGCTCAACCGACTTTAACCTTGAGTTTGTAGACATAGCCGAGGAAGCCTTTGAAAGGGCTGGTCGGGAGATGCGCTCGGGCTACGACCTGCGTACTGCACGTCGTTCGATGAACCTACTGACGATTGAGTGGGCAAATCGTGGCATCAATATGTGGACGATTGAGCAGGGCACGAAGAATCTGGTACAGGGCACTGCGACGTACGATTTACCGGACGACACCATTGACTTGCTTGAGCACGTCATAAGAACAGGAGCTGGCAATGTTTCTACGCAAGCTGACCTCACACTTACCCGGATTAGTGTCTCCACCTACGCCACAATCCCAAACAAACTTTCTCAAGCAAGACCGATACAGATTTACATCAGCCGCAACTCTGGAGCCACGTACCCTGCCACCAGCGGTTATTCTCCGGGTGCAACAGCCTACCCCCAATTCACAGTTTGGCCTGTCCCTGACCAAGGCACTCAAGCCTCGCCGTACTATCAAGTAGTTTATTGGCGTATGCGACGAGTGCAGAATGCCGGTGATGGTATTCAAACGCCTGATATGCCGTTCCGTTTCCTTCCCTGTATTACCGCAGGGCTAGCTTATTACATAGCTCAGAAGATTCCTGAAGGTATGGAGCGACTTCAAATGCTCAAAGCTGCTTATGAAGAGCAGTGGAACTTTGCTGCTGGCGAGGATCGTGAGAAGGCTGCTGTCCGTTTTGTACCCCGCAGGATGTATCTGGGTAATACTGGGAGCTTCTGATGCCTAATCAGTTTGCCTCTGGTAAATGGGCCATTGCACAGTGCGATAGGTGCAACTTTCGCTTTAAACTGAAGCAGCTAAAGTCGTTGGTGATTAAGACTAAGAATGTGAACATTCTTGTCTGCCCGGAGTGCTGGGAACCAGATCAGCCACAGTTACAGCTTGGCATGTATCCGGTATATGACCCTCAAGCCATACGTAACCCCCGAGTTGATTCCAATTCATACCGTCAGGCTGGGTTTAATGGTTTGCAGATTGATCCTGTGAATGATGACTCTAGCATCGACGAGCTAGGTACGATTACAATGGGCAGTCGTATTATTCAGTGGGGGTTCAACCCCGTTGGCGGATCAAGATCGTTTGATGCTGCGCTAACTCCTAATGATTTAGTTGGTGTTGGTGCTGTTAATTCAGTAACTGTTTCTTAGGAGTAAATGATGGATAAGAAAGATTTAGCGCAAGACAAAAAGATGATTGCTGGTGCAGTGCACAAGCATGAGAAAGCCAAGCACAAAGGAGCACCGCTGACTAAGCTCAAGAAGGGTGGCCCTACAGGTATGGATATGCGTAAGATGGGTCGTAATCTTGCTCGCGTTGCAAATCAAAGGAGCAAATAATGTCTAGCTACAGCATGAAGAAAGGCGGCAAAGAGGTCGGCCCTGCGTCAACCTACGCTGAGCCGCACACAATGCAGGGAAAGAAGCTAACGATTTCTAGTAACCCCGGCTCTGGTCCTGATCACAGCAGTTCAAATACAGTAGCTATGAGTGTTGGTCCGTACACTAACAAACTTGAAAAGCCCATTAAAACTTCTGGCATCAAAATGCGTGGAGCTGGGGCTGCAACTAAAGGCACAATGTGCCGGGGACCGATGGCGTGAATTACACGGAGTTAAAGAAGGCAATCCGAGGGTATGTCGAGAACGACTTCCCGACGATTACTTTTTCTGATTCGGTTACGACATTTACGTCGGACGAACAGCTTGCTGTTTTTGTTCAACAGGCTGAGCAGCGTATTTATAACTCCATGCAGTTTCCGTCCATTCGCAAGAATGTAACGGGTGTGACAGCGACAAATAATAGATACCTTGAATGCCCCAGTGATTTTTTATCGCCATACAGTATGGCAGTTATTGACAACGACGGGCGGTATTATTATTTACTTAATAAAGACGTTAACTTTATTCGTGAAGCTTACCCTGTACCGACAGGTTCAGGTAACACAGGTCGCCCACGGCACTACGCTATTTTTGGTCCTACAGTAACGGGCGGCGTTATTAGTAATGAGTTAAGTTTTATTCTTGGCCCCACGCCTGATGCAATTTATAACGTAGAGCTTCATTATTATTACTACCCAGAATCAATTGTGACTGCTGGCACTTCTTGGCTCGGTGACAATTTTGATTCGGTTTTATTTTATGGTGCTTTACAAGAAGGCTATACATTTATTAAAGCTGAACCTGACATGCTTGGCAGAATAGACGCGCAATATAAAGAAGCACTAAGTCTTGCCAAACGTTTGGCAGATGGTCTGGAGCGCCAAGACGCTTATCGTTCCGGTCAAGCACGGTATCCGGTAAAGTAGTATGGCAATCTACCAAACCATGTGTACAAGCTTTAAGGCGGAGGTTGCCCAAGGCTTGCACAACTTTACAAGGACTACGGGAAATGTATTTAAGCTCGCCTTGTACGTCGCAACTGCCAATCTCGGTGCAGATACTACCGTCTACACATCCTCTGGGGAAGTATCGTCGAGTGGAACCAATTATTCGGCTGGAGGGATTGCACTCACAAACATCACGCCCCTTTCTTCAGGTACTACAGGCTACTGGTCGTTTGATGATGCAACGTTTACCAACGTAACGCTTTCCTGTGCAGGGGCGTTGATTTACAATACTACCAATGGCAACCGTGCTGTTTGTGTCTTGAGTTTTGGCAGCACAATTAATAAAGCTGCATCTAATCTTGTAATAACTTTCCCTCCAATGGGCGCAACTGATTCTGTTTTAAGGATTACATAATGGAACTTAAAGCCAAAGCAACAGACACAATCGCTAGCGGGCTAATCACTAGCCCCGGATCGTCTGAGGGAGTAAAAGCCACAGGTCGGTTTGTGATTGAGTGTTATGACAAAGACGGCAAGCTCAAGTGGGTTGATGATTCAAAGAATCTTGTCGTTAATGTTGGTCTTCAGTACATGGCTGGCACGGCACTTGACGGATCTACAGCGCGTATTACGTCTTGGTATCTAGGTCTTTACGGTGCGGCATCAAGCAACGACCCCGCCGCTGGGGATACGATGTCTTCTCATGCTGGCTGGACAGAAGTTACAGATTACACAGAAGCGACACGCCCTGCGGCAACATTTGTCGCTGCGACAACGGCTAATCCTTCGGTTGTCACAAATTCCGCTAGTAAAGCCCAGTTCACCATGAACAATACAGTAACGGTTGGCGGGGCATTTCTTACAAGCAATGACACCAAAGGCGGTACAACAGGTACGTTATTTTCTGCCAAGGATTTTAATTCCCCCGGTGATCGTGCGGTAGTCTCAGGTGACGTGGTGCTTGTGACTTATACCTTTAGCTTGTCTGCGTAATGGCTTTCGTCCTTGCAGATCGGGTTCAAGAAACCACGACAACCACTGGCACGGGGACGGTAACC